AGACGGTGCCAGGGGGTCCTCAGGGCGGTTGTAACGCCACTCATACCATTGGTTCCAGATCTCAGCGCACTCGTTTGATTTACGCTGCAAATGCGGTTCTCTGTACACTCATACCCATATGGGTTGTGTGCCCTAGACGGTATAGCTATTTACAAAAAAGGAGGGCCTTTGCCCTCCTAAGTAAAGAATTTTAATAGAGCTCTTAAATTCTTCTACCTTTGTAGTATTTCTCTGCAAATTCTTTTGCAGGTGCCTTGGTCTTCATCACATTCGATTAAACAGTTGTAGTAGTCATTAATGAGATCGGATTCTTCCGTACTCCTATCTAAAGTTCTCTCCAATCTCACGAAAGCTTGTTTCCACCCAGCTAATTGATTATGTGATAGTAAATTGTGCATAATAACCCCTATGCAAAACAATCATGATGAAAAAAAGGGTTTCGTTCATTTCATCACCTCTCATAATTCTATCGTATATAGTCAGGATATCCTGATTTTTTGTGTGTTAGGATACAAAAATTTATACCTACGAGTTTATACCTACAAAAAAAGAGGGAGACCTTAGTCCCCCTCTGAGTCGAAGATTTTGTCAAACCACTCATTCAAATGAATGAGATAACATGACCAGTAGTTGCAACCTCTGTACGTTAATTGATAACATGCGGGTGGTCTATTGTCCTTATCCATATCATCGTAATGATATCGATAATTCTGCATTACTTCACCTTGACTTGGCAGGCGCCTGCCATACAAAGTTCAGCCTTGTGACGACGATCTTCTTTTTGCTTCTTCTCTTTAATGAGTTGAAGAAAATTCAGTTTCTGCATCACTTAGCCTCCTTGACATACTTGATGCCACGGTAGACCTCGTTGTACTGTTGAGGTTGTTGTTGCGCTTGGTTCTGCTTACGAACTTCGGTATCGTAAGCTTGACCACGATAAACGACTTTAGACATGGTTTTACTCCAAAGAAATGAGATGGTTAAATCCCGTTCCTTCGGGCGGCGTTTGCGTTCGCTATTTGCGAATAGCGAATGAACGATCCGTTCCGCGTCGTCCTACTTGCGTCCTACTGTTCTACCTCTGGGAAACAGGCGGGATCAGTCCCGTCAGCATACCTGGCAATAAACTCTATCTTTTTCCATACGGAAAGAGATTCAGTTCTCATTGTCCTTTCAGATAACCATTCAAACTGCTCACAAGTGAGAAGCGTTCGTGGTTCTGGTTGGGATAATGCCAGAAAGAGAGGTAAAAACATAGGATGAACGTAAGGGCAGTATACCCCTTGAGCCTTATATAGTCAAGTTACTCTGTAACATTTGTTACAGTTCTGGATTTTCTTTAAATTCCTCAATCAATTCATCAACAATGGTCTTTTGACCACTCAGTTTTTGAATTTGAAATAAGTTTGACTTAGTGTACTTCTTAAGTTTTTTATATTGTTTGACAACCTTCTTCATCTGTTCCATGTTGACGGTGTAGTTGTCAAGATTTTGACGAGGATCACTTACTTCAACCTCATCAACCATGTCACGGCCGCCGACGAAACCACTGTTCTCAGCGACCTTGAACTCTGGTTTGTAACCACCGCCACCTAAACCAAGTTCTTTGTTTTCTTCAGTCATTTCTTTTTCTTCTCAGGTTCATTCCTAATAGCCCAAAGTTTTGGGTTGCACGTCCCGTCAGTCCATCTCCACTTTTGGATTACATTGTGTCCAAAGACTTCATGGTATGCATCAAAGATTGGAACCTGTAGTCCCAACACAATGTCATACCATTGATCATCACCATCCTTACAAGTTACCAAGTAACTTGAACTTGGAAGACTTTTATCGTCTGCTGCAATGGGCTCACAATTCGAATAGATGACGGTGACGCCCATTTTTTTCATTTTTTGAACGTCACCAGTAGTCAACATTACGATCTCCAGCCCCAGGCAATATCAGGAAAGGCTTCCGCAACAACATCCCGTGTGAGTTTGTACTTTGAAGTAAGGTTCTTGTCTTTGGTAAGACAGATAACCTCAGCTTCCTCAGCATGAAGACGTTCCAGAAGTTGAATGAACATACTCTCACGACGCAAAGGTGCAAGAGTATCGTTACCACCTTTGACAAAGTGATACAGGTTCTTGTACTCGGCAGTCAGTCGATTGTGATCAGTTCCTTTTGGAGCCTCATTAGGGTTGTAGGGAACATCACCTTCAGGAAGCATACTCCTTGCACTCTCGTCAAAGTTCCAAATTAGAACAGCGCGGAGTGCAGGAGAATCAAACTCTTGTAGAATCTCAATCTTTTTGGCGTTTGATCGCGCTTTTGATGCGGCTTCAAGGATTTCACTTACCAAAGCATCCTTTGGTAATTTTGTTTTCGTAGCAGGCATGATTAATCTTCGTCGTCGTAATAAGTGTCTTCGTCGATTACAAATCGAAGTGCGGTTAGTTCGGTACTAAGTAAGTTTCCATCTGTGTCATACATTTCTGGATGGGTTGTGACTTGTGCGGTCTTTAGCTCCATGTACTCGTTGTACTTTTCACTTGCAAACCATCCAACAACAAACCCAACCAAGATGCCACCAAGACAAAAAAGGGTGGCGAATACCAGGGTTACTCCTATTAACATTTTTTCTACCTTAGAGAGACTACAAAAAAACTTACTTACACCCTCCAACTCTCTGGTTTATTTAGATACCTTCTTGCGTCTTCCAGGTTTCTTGTCATGACTGTACTGCCAGGCATCTTGAAGTATACCATACAGATAGTCTTTGATCTTCCTGGCCTGTGGCTTTGGAATGTGTCCATAAGCCTCACGAAGAAGTTTGTGATTGTAGTCTTGTCCACCCTCAAGGTATTCTTCAAGTTCATTGACAAGATCACTGAGTTCTGTTGCAGTAGAACTGGTAATGAACTCTTCTACTTCGGCTCTTTTTGTTCCACGAACTTTTAGATAGTCATAAAATTTTAGAACGAACTGACCTTCAAATGCATAGTCAATTGCCCTATCAACATCGTAGTAGAGTTCACTTGACATTACACAATCCCCTGTTCTCGTAGATATTTTACAGTGTCTGTACATCCACCAAGTTTCTCACCATCCATAACGACTTGGGGAAAAGTAGAACCCTCACCAAATTCATCATAAAATTGATCTTTATCAAACTCTTCTCCAAGTTTGTATTCAGTAAACATCAAGTCCTTACCAACAAGAACTTGTTTGACCATCTCACAATAGGGACAGCCGTCTTTAGAATAAACAGTGAATGTCATTGCTTTTATGTATTAGTTTTTTTTACTCAAAGATAGGTTTGACAGGAGGAGAAAACTCCTCACGATGGGCTTTCATCACATGTTTGGGAACACCATAGTATCCCATGTGCATCCATACACAATCAATGTAACGAAGATCTTCACGATCTGCATCAAATGTAGTCATGTCGCAGTAGTAAACAATATCCTGAGGAACCTCAATCTTTTTCCAAGTCAAAGGTTCTTCAATAAAAAATGGTACGGTCATTTAAATGCATTGTGTAATACTTTAGGCAAATCCATGTGACCATGAAAGTAACCAGCCACAATGGTGGCGATCACGCACAATCCTAACACACCTAGGGTGATTGTTAAAGGAACTCTAGTATCTTTAACGGTCATCACAATTACGATAAAAGGTTCCGTTGACATAACAGGACTTACCAGGCTCATAATACTTGACGACTGGTGTTGGTTCACGAAGGACACAGAGATCACCTTGACCTACAGTCATTCCTTCAAGACAAGCTGAGGCAATAAGAGGTGCAAGAATTTTCAGTGTATACATTACAATTTATCGGGGCACTTCGTTACAACGAAAGAGATAGCCTGGGCTTCAAGGCCGAAAGAACCAGAGATCACGTTGCGTACATTCTCTCCACCATACTGATCGTTGGCTTTGGAGTATGCAAGAAGAACGGATTCCAGAACTGGTTTACCCTGGTTTCGCAGTTCACAGAAGTCTCCTGCGACTGTACCCAACAGGGTTGCAAGTGTGA